GATATAACTGTTGCTGTAATTGATGTTGAATCTGAAGCAATACCTGTTACTGTTTCTGAAGTAGTAAAATCTCCTGATTTATCTAATAATAAAAGTTTTGTTCTTAATGTTAAACTTGGTGGACTTGATGACAATTGATGTTCAGCACCCGACTCTACAGTTTTTAATGATAATATTCTTCCTATTTCTGAACCGTATGTAAAGATAGAAGCACCTGAACCATTTGTATCATCAACTGTTACAATAGGCAAAGATAGATAGTTTGAACCAGCATTTATTATTCTAATATCTGTTACATCACCTGAACCTGTTCCACTTTCTTGTACAACTTTATTACCTGTGTAAGAATCACCTCTTACAGTTTCATCTTCTAAAATTAAATGATCTTCTTCAGTAGATTCTGATTCTTCTTGTGTAAAACCTCCGTTTACGACTGAAACTTTTGCTCTTGCTGAACCACCACCTGTATCTGTATTGTTAAATACAATATCGTCACCAATTTCATAACCCGAACCACCGTCATCAATATAAAAATTTGTTAAACTTGATCTACCAATTGAGTCAACATTAATAATAGCACCTGTTCCACCACCTGTTAATGTTACTGTTTCTCCTTCGGTATATAATGTACCATCATTTGTAAGTGTTGTAGAATTTGGTATTCCTGTAACTGTGGCCTTGATAAAAATATCATCATCATCTGTTGATGTGCCTCTAATTATTTCGCTAGTTTGAAAAGTGCCAGTTATTGTATCTTCATTTAATATAAATTCTGTAACTTCATTTATACCTATTTGAAACTTAAATACGTTTTCAATAATTGCGGTAGCTCCAGATGTTTCACCTGTGATTGTTCTACCAATTAAATTTGCTGTATTACCTGTTAATTGTTGTGCTGATGATTGAATGGCTCTCATTATTAATTGAGTATCCCATTGACCATCAGAAGCTCTTAACATATTTTCTCTAGGATAAATTGTTTCTGATTCTAAATCAAATAACAATCTAAAAAATAATTCGTGGCCTCTATTTGTACCTTTTGCTCTATAAAGTGATTTTACATTTTTAATTAAATTTCTTTTGTCAACATCTGTGGCTAAATTTTCTGGTAAAGTATTTAAAAATTCATTTCTAAACTTTGTTAAAAAATTAGATATTGTCTTATCAGGATCTCTAAAGTTTAATAACTCTTGTATATTAGTTACAGGATTTGGACTATAATTATTTACGATAGCACTAGCGTTTGATGAGTTACCTAATATAGTTTCACCAATTATAAACTTATCTTGTGCTGATATGAATAATCGGCCATTATCTAAATCTTCAGTAAGAACTGTAGTCGTAGCACCTGAAGTTTGACCTGTAATTGTTTCACCTCTTGTAAATTTACCAAAAGCTGAACTTTCTAAAAGTATTTTATCACCGGCGTCTAATTGTGTTCTATCAGTATCTAAACGAGAACCATCTAAAATTAATTCATTGTTTTGAGCTGTTTCTGTTTCTAATAAAATACCATCTGTTGTTTGAACCGAAGTTACATCTAACTCGGCAGATTCCATAAACGTGTAATACGTTTTTATAAATTCTAAAAATTTAGGGTGTTGTTCTAATACGAACTCTGGCGCCTGCTGATTTATCAGGCTTGATATTTTGTCTTTAAATGTAGCCATTAGTAATTAGATGTTGTTGTATAACCTACACCAGCATCAGCAGAGCCGCCAACAAATGTATCTGCCTCTACTGTGATTGTTGAATTTGCCGTATCTATTTCTAAAATCTGATCTCTTACAGGAACAATGTCGTAAGACGCTGGCTCAACTGTAACCTCAATTACAGACGAAGCAGAACCTCTAATATTTTCTATTGACTCTACTGTTAAAGAATTAATTATAATTTGTCCTGTATTATAGTCAACTGTACCTTGTGTATTGTTAACATATGTTCTAACTGAACCTACAAGATAATATCTTCTTATATTTCCGTTACCATCATCATCTAGGAAATAAATGTTGTTATCATTTGGTACTTTAAAACCAGATGTACTAATTACACCACCTGTTCCCGATTTGTGGCCAGCGTGAGGATTAAAGATACCATTTCTAAAATAAATGTTATATCTTATTGATGAACTTAAAGTAGGTGTAAATGTTTTTCTAACTAATAAACTTGTTACATTTGATAAAATACTTGTATCTGTATCATCAATTAAACCTGTTATTTTTGAGTGTCTAAACACAGTATCAAATTGTTGTAATGTGTTTGTATTATAATTTGTAATTGTTGTAAGTATATCAGATTTTAAAGTGTCGGCTGTTTTAGTTGTAGCCTTTTCATCATACTTGACATTTGAAGTTATAATAATTGATGTTGTTTCTGGATCAACAATTTCAGGTCTAACTGAAGCAACATTAAATCTTTTTAATTGATTAACTATTGATAATTTTGTAGCGTCTGTTAAAGTAGAGCCTGAAGCTGCCTTAATGGCAATTTTTACAACACCGTAAACTGGCGTTTCATCATCTTCACCGCCCCATGCTGAAACTGATTGAGCATTTGGATATAACTGTAATACTTTTGTTTCGTAATCACTTGTAGTTACAGCTCTATCTTGTGCCGAGTATTGTAGTGGAGCATTAAATCTTATTGACTCTTTTGTTTGCGGCTCAGAACCACCTTGAGCATTTGAAACTGTAGTAATTGTAACATCTGAAAATGTATCAATAGAACCTGATAAAGCAAATGTAGAAGCACCGTTAGCTTCTGTTTTATTTGTAACAACATATTCCATAATAATGATATTACCATTATCTAATGCTTTACCAATAACACCATCACCAAAATAAACTTCAAACTTACCATCATCACCCTCTTGTAAAAAATAAACTCTGGAAGTATCATCTATAGAAGTAATACCTGAAGCTAAAGTGTAAGTTGATGTTGTTGTATCTGAAACTGAATTTTGAACTTGAACTCTTAACGTAGATGTATCAGCGTTAGCACTTGGTATAATAAATTTTTGGTCAGGATCGGATGTGTTAACTGTATATCTAAAAGTTACTAAAGTACCCTCATAAACAGGTATACTTGAAAATCTATAAACACCATTTGCTGGTGTCAATGTGTGAGCAGCGTTTGTTACAAACTGATATGAAACACCATCAACTGTTGTTGTAAAAGTTGTACCTTTGTCCATTGTAACAGAAGCGCCAGAAGCATTATTAATTAAAATGTCAATTGAAGCAGTTGGAGCTTTTGCTGATGTTGGTGTATAACCTAACATCTTTGCTAATGAGATAATATTTTTTCTAATATCAGCACTATCAAGGTACATTTCATTTGCTAACATATTAGCATTGAAACCTAGGTAGTGTGTATTGTAAGCAAGTAAGTCTAATAGTACGGCAAAACCTGATCCTTCAAAATCATAATCCTGAAATTCTGATTGACTTTGTAAAAAAGTTTTTAGATTTGTTTTTATATTATCAAAATCTAATTCTGATACTGAAAGTTTGTTTGAGGCCATAGTTATCTAATTCTTTGTAATACTGTTGTTACAGAAACAGGATTAGGCATATTCATTACATAAAAGTAAACTGTTACCTCAATACCGTTTCTATCTGGTTGTTCGTTTACTGCTACTTGTGATATTCTGGCTCTAGGCTCAAAGTTTGTTATAACTTCTTCAACCTTTCGTCTTATAAAAATACCTGTAACAGGTGTAAAATTTTCAAACAACAATTCTCTAATACCACAACCTAATTCTGGATGAAAAGGCCTCTCATAAAAGTTTGTTTGTATTAAATTCTTTACACTTCTTTTTACAGCGTCAACACCTTCAATTTTTACAATGTCATTTGTAACGACATTACGAGTAAAGTCTAAATTTAAGTCAACAAAATCTCTACTTGCTTTTTTACTCTTATTTGTGTTTGAAGCGTCATATATTGCCATAGTGCTAATATTTATACACTATCCAGCAAAAATATTAGAAGAACCGCTTGTCATAGCGCCACTATCAGCACTATCGCCAATTCTTGCTATAAATGAACCCTCAACTCTTACAGTTGATGATCCAATATTTACATTGGCTACATGATTAGGGCAAGGTGGTGATGGTGGGTTGGGATGAGGTACGGTAGGGTCGCCTACTCTTGCTATAAGTATGCCATTTGCTCTTACAGTTGACTGTCCAGGTGTATCCAATGTCGTTGTACTGGTACAAATATGACCAGTTGATAAACTGTCGCCTTTTCTACAAATAGATGGCATTATCTACCTTGTGAGTTGTAAACTTTGAACGATCTTTTACGAGATTTGTTCATTGATGATTTTTTTACTCTTTTACTTGTACCTTGTGAAGTTTTTTTAGGCATTCTTTCGTGTGCCACAAAGTTTTTTGCTAATTTAGCCATTATCTACCTGCTTCTTTAGCCGCTTTTAAAGCTGCTCTTTTCTTTTCTAATATTGCTGCCTGTCTTATTTTTCTTCCCATAGGAATTTCTATGGATTGACTAATATTTTTACCTTTTTTAGTGATATATTCAACACTTATAAATTTAT